TTAATTCTCCAGTGACGACAGTCGGTAGTTTTGCAGTTGGAAAGACATATAAAATTGTTTCATTAGGAACAACTTCCAATGCAAATTGGAACACAATTGCAGGCACAAGTGGTATTACATATGTTGTAGGTTCACAATTTACTGCTGCTGGATCAGGTACAGGATTAGGGAACGGAACAGCCTCTGTAACATCGTTTAACTTACTTGTAAGCCCCTCTGTTCCAAATTCAAATTCTTTGAGTACTTATACAGTTGTGTTAAACACAGGGGACACAGCAGTTGATTTTGTAACAGCATGGTCAGCAGCAAGCATACCGTTTACAACTTGTACTGTAACTACATCAGGTGCTATACAAATCACTCATACTCAGGGTGGAACTATATTGTTATTTGATTACAATCTTGATACTGCCGATGTAAATATACTTACTTCAAACGGTGTTATTTCTGAAATCGGATTAACACCCTATATTACAGATAGTGTAAAACCTGGATATAGTTTATCATTCCAATATACCCCTGCGACAACTGCACTAGCACCAAGCGGCGGCTCTGGATTAACTGTATTTGTAAGAAGTGCATATGGTTACTATACCGTAAATGGTCCTTCTAGTGCAGGAACAGGTTATGCAGTTGGTGATTTAGTTACTGTAGATGGTACTGCGTTTGGTGGAACATCCCCAGCAAATGATTTAACAATGATTGTTACATCAGTTGGTGGTACAGGCGATGTAACAGGAATTACATATGTGTCAGGAAATCCTCCTGATTTACCGGGAACACAATTGAGCAATTGGGTAGTTTTTGACTACACAGCTAATGAAGGTGCCCCTACACTTGACCCAGCAAATAACACAAATTGGTTCTATAGTGTGGTTGACCAAGTAGATATTATGGTGAATACAACTTTAGGGTGGAGAGGATATTTGAATACTAATTTTGATTCAAATGGTTTCCCTTTAGCAACTTATCCTAGCACAGGAAATGGTATAACAGATCCAAATGGTCCTATAGTTGCTGTTAATGCCCCTTCAGTTCAGAGTGATGGTTCAGCATTAGAGTTTGGTGACATATGGATAAGTACTGCTAATTTAGAAGATTATCCTGTAATCTATCGTTGGCAAAGTACAACCGCTTTCCCATCAGGACAGTGGGTATTAATTGATAATGCTGATCAAACTTCAAGTAGTGGAGTTGTGTTTGCTGATGCAAGATGGGCAACAAATGGCAATACAGATCCTGTTAATGATCCTATACCAAGTATTACATCATTGTTAGCAAGTGATTATCTAGATTTGGATGCACCTGAAAATACAATATATCCTGTTGGTATGTTATTGTTCAATACAAGACGCAGTGGATATAATGTAAAACAGTTTAGGACAAATTATTTAACAGTGGTAAATTTCCCAGATCAGCCTTCTTATCCTGTAGTTACAAACGCATGGGTTAGTGCAAGTGGTCTCATGAGTAATGGAGCTCCTTACATGGGTCGCAAGGCTCAAAGAGCAATGGTAGTAGCATCATTACGAAGTGCAATTGATACCAATACTGATATTAGAGATGAAGATAATTTCTTTAACTTAATTGCAACACCTAATTATCCTGAACTACAGCCAAATATGGTTGTGTTGAATGCAGATCGTGGTGAAACTGGCTACATCTTAGGTGATACTCCATTAGGACTACCTGATGACGCAACCGCAATTCAAGCATGGGCAACTAATGCTGCAGGTGCAACAAGCACAGGAGAACAAGGGCTTGTTACACGCAACACTTATTTAGGTTTGTTCTATCCAAGTGGATCAGCATTTGACCTTAATGGTAACGAAGTTACTGTTCCTGCAAGTCATATGATGCTTAGAACATTTATTAGAAATGATAATATTGCTTATCCTTGGTTTGCAGCAGCCGGCGTACGCCGTGGTGTTATTGACAATGCAAGTAATATCGGTTACCTAAATAGAGCAACCGGAGAATTCGTACCTATAAAAACAAGATTAGGTATAAGAGATGTTTTATATGTAAACTTCATTAATCCTCTAGTATTCTTTACTGGACAGGGATTGTTGAACTATGGCAATAAGACAAGCTTCAATAGTCAATCAGCTTTAGATAGAACTAACGTTGCAAGACTAGTAGCTTTCATCCGTCGTCAATTAACATTAGCAGCAAGACCATTCGTATTTGAACCAAATGACGCACTAACACGTCAACAAATCGCTGGTGTTGTTGAATCACTAATGATTGACTTGGTTGCTAAACGAGGTATCTATGACTACTTGGTTGTTTGTGACGAAAGTAACAACACCCCAGCAAGAATAGACAGAAATGAACTTTGGGTAGACGTTGCAGTTGAACCAGTTAAGGCTGCAGAATTTATCTATATCCCAGTTCGTATTCTAAACACTGGAGAGTTAGCAGCACTATAATAAAATGAGTACCAAAAGGTACTCATTTTAAATTGATAAATAAATATACAGGAGATTTATAAAATGGCAACAGCCTCACAATCATTGTTCAACATGACCGTAGCGTCAGACAACGCAGGTGGAAACCAAGGCTTGTTGATGCCTAAATTACAATTTCGTTTCAGAGTTAATTTTATTAACTTCGGAGTTGATGCAATAGGTGGTTTACAGCTTACAAAACAAGTTATGGACTGCGCCCGACCACAAGTTCAATTTGATGAAGTGACATTGAATGTTTACAACTCAACAATGTATTTGGCAGGGAAACACAAGTGGCAACCATTAAGCATCAACATTCGTGATGATGCTAGCGGTACTGTAGCAAAAGCAGTTGGTCAACAATTACAGAAACAGCTTGATTTCGTTGAGCAATCTTCAGCAGCAACAGGTCAAGATTACAAGTTCCAGACAAATATTGAAATTCTTGATGGTGGTAACGGTGCAAATGCTCCTATCGTTTTAGAAACATGGGAGTTATATGGATGTTATCTATCAAGTGTAAACTACAATACACTTAACTACGCAACAAGTGATCAAGTTTCAATTGCTTTAACATTAAGATATGATAATGCTCTGCAAGCTCCAATTGGAAGTGGTGTTGGTGCAAGTGTTGGTCGTATTCTAAGTGGATCATCAGCAACTGGCATTGGCTCTACTACTTAATATTTTTAATTAGCATGCCAAATGCTGTAAATCAATTCATTAACAACGTTGCCGGAGGACTCTTCGGCAACGATTTCCTTAGGGATTTCAAACACGCTAGTAAAACATTTAGGTCAGGTTTTTATCAAAACGCGCCTAAATTTAAATTTTTATTTCATGTATATTTTGATATTAATACAGATATATTAGGTTCAACTAATCCGGCAGAAAATAACTTCGGTATACTTGTAAAATCCGAGAAACTACCTTCATATGGATTTACTACCCATGACATGAATCAATACAATAGAAAAAGAATTGTACAAACAAAAATAAAATACGATCCTGTTGACATTGTTTTCCATGATGATAATGATAATTTTATAAACGGTTTATGGTATAGATATTATACATACTATTATGCAGACGCTACAAAACCAAAAGTTGTGTTTGCAGGAGCCCGTGGCGGTAGACCTGCAGACCAACAACAAGGAGGAGGTACTGCGGGACCTGCAAACAGTTATACATACGACAGTAGAACTCAATATCAACCAAACATAGCCGGAGATGATAATTGGGGCTACATAGGTGAAACATCTGTTCCTTCAGGTCCTAATCCTGTTAAAAAACCTTTCTTCAGAAACATAACTGTTTTTGGAATGAATAGACATAATTTTACAGCATATACATTAATTAATCCTATTATTACTCGTTTTAGTCATGACACATATAATTATGACGAAGGCGGAGGCGTAATGGCTAATACTATGACTTTAGAGTATGAAACAGTAGTTTATAATCAAGGAGCTATTGATGGTCAAACACCTGATAATATTGTTACAGGCTTTGGCAATCAAAGTAATTATGATAGAAAACTCAGCCCAATATCAGTACCAGGGTCAAACAGTAATATATTAAGTAGAAATGGATTAATAGAGAGTGCAGGTGGGGCAATTAGAAATTTTACAAACAATCCTTTAGGATCCATTAGAACTGCCGGGGCAGTATATAATGGATTAAAAAATGTAAATTTAAAACAAACGCTTAAGGCTGAAGTTACACAAGGCATACAAAATGCATTGCAAAGTTCAGACAATAGAGCACGATACAAATTATTTGATATTCCTACATATAGTGCTACACCTAGTGGTAGAGGAACTGCAGGCGCACCGCCGCCTGGTACTAGAAATCAACCTCCGCCGGTAACTGATCGTCCGGTGGCAGGTGGACAAAGTTATATAAATGGTTTAGACTAATGGCTAAAATAATTGACGATAGGACTCAAATAGATCCTACTATTAAAATATTTGACAGCTTTTATGCTGTACAACTTCGTGTGCCCTCAGATCAATACGATATTGTTCGTAGTTTTTTTCTAGGTGTGTGCGATAGTCAAAGAATTGCTAATAACTTTACAGCAGTATTGTTTCGTGTAGCACAAGAAACTCAAATTGATGCATTAGATTTATTGCAACAACTTCAAGGTGCAGGCGATAAACTCCGCATGAATCAAATTCTTGCATACTATTTAAACAGTCTTAAAAGTAAAACATCCCTATATGGAATAGGAACTATTCCTAAGCCAAATCAACCAGTAAGTAGAAATATTGTACAGTAATGGGAAATTGGGCACAGGGTTTATTTGAAGTTAAAAACCCACAAAAATATGTAGGTAAACATAAGCCTAAATATCGTAGTGGGTGGGAACTTACCTTTATGACTTTTTGTGACAATAATGACAACATCGTGTATTGGGCTAGTGAAGCGATGCGGATACCTTATCGTCATCCATTGACAGGTAAACCATCTAATTATGTACCAGATTTTTTTGTAGTTTATAAAAACAAATTTGGAAACACAATTGCTGAAGTAGTTGAAATAAAACCGAAAAAACAAAGTTTAATAGAAAGCAAAGTAGCAAGTGCTAGGGATAGAGCGATAGTGGCAATTAATCATGCTAAATGGGCAGCAGCGGCTGCATACTGTAAACAGCATGGATATACTTTTCGTGTAATTACCGAAGACAATTTGTTTTATAATGGGCGAAAATAACTTATAAATAGTTATTATGACCAAACGCCTAGAAGAACTATTTGAACTGCCTGATCAGGAAAAAGAAGCTAATACATCCAACATTGAAAAAGCTGAAGCAGATATAATTACAACAGAAGCTTATACAAATCTTGAAAAAATTGAGAACGCACTTCCACAAGTTCGTGGACTTGAAAGTGCTGATACAGAAATAGATGAATTAACTAGTCTTGCTACTAACAGTTACAAAGACCTAATGGATTTAGGAATGCAAGTTGATAGCAGGTTTAGTGCTGAAATCTTTGGTGTAGCAGGAACAATGCTTGGTCACGCCATAACAGCAAAAACTGCAAAAATCAATAAAAAACTAAAAATGATTGAGTTACAGTTGAAAAAAGCAGCATTAGATCAAAAGCAACAAACTAAGGACGAAGTCATAGAGGCTACCCCCTTAGGTGAGGGAAAGGTTCTGGATCGTAATGAATTGCTTAAAGTTCTACTCAACAAAAACAATGAAAAATGATAAATAATTAATACGGGATTATAACATGCGAAGCCTTAAACAATATATTGCAGAAAGTGTACATACATACAATTACACTATTAAAGTCGCAGGTGAAGTTGATAAGAACTTCCTAGATATGTTTACCTACAATCTAAAAAAGTTCAATTGTGTGACTGAACCTAAAATTTCTAACACTCCTATTCAAAAAAGTCCATATGGCTTTCCTAATATGAGTAATGTACCTGTTACTATTCTAAAATGCGAATTTAGATATCCAGCGACAGAACCAATGGTTCAACAAATAGCACAATTGCTTGGCTACAATGTCAATGCTGTTCGTATGATTAACACAAAATATGATGATAGTATTGATGCCGAGAGTGAAGAATATCAAAATCAAATGAGTCAAGATCCATTACTTACAAAAGAAGAAATGGGGGAAATGCCTGGTGCTAAAGAAGCCAGTAAAGCATATGGCAACAGTTACTTAGACAGTATCAAAGATCAAACTAAGGACGATAAGATTGATATGCCTTATGAAGGTCAAAAGACTCCCGATGCATTTGATCCCTTTAAACCAGAAACATATATGGCTTCAATGGGCAAAGAAAGCCCAATGACAAAAATTACAAGACCAGCCAAACCTAAAACCGGTGCTGCGTTTAACAAATAATAAGGAAATATAAAATGGATTTCAAATCAATGTTAAATCAATTAAGCCAGTTAAGTGAGGCTACTAAAGAGACTGAAAAAGGTCGTGTTCACAAGGCAGAGCCAGGTGGGTATGGTCGTAAATTTGACACCGACGAGGAAGGTGAAGAAAAGAAAGAAAAGAAGGCTGAAGGTCCTAAAAAGCGTGGTCGTCCACCAGCAACAGGCGAGCATAGTAAAGAAGAACAAAAGAAATCCAAAGAGCGTGATGAAGCTGGAAAACGCCTTCAGTCAGCTATTGTAGGTAATAAGCCAAAAGATTTTGATAAGAAAAAAGGTAATGTGGTTAAAGGCAAAGCACAAAGTGGCGACAGCAAGAAAAAGAAATCCGTTAAAGAGTGGGTAGAAGAAATTGAGCAAAAGTATATTGCTGAGGCAGTGCCCCCCGGAATGAAGCCACTTGCTATTCTTGATCCAAAAAATCAGCAAGCTGGAGCAGGAGTGTTAACAAGTCCTAATCCAGCTATTCAAAAAATGTTAGGTAGTATTGATCCTAAAGATGTTAAAATTGTTCAAACTCAACAAGGTCAAAGCACTACTACACAACCAACAAGTGCTACTGCAATGAAGGAAGAGGGCGGCGAGAAATGGATTCAAAAGGCTGTCAAGCATCCAGGGGCATTTACCAAGAAAGCTAAAGCTGCAGGTCAAAGTGTAGCTGCATTTGCAAAGGCTAAAGCAAATGCTCCCGGTACACTAGGTAAGCAAGCACGTTTAGCACAAACACTAAGTAAAATGCATGAAGGTGAAATTCCTCATGAGTCTGGCGTTGATAATATTGGAGCAGGATTAGGTGCCGGCCGCAGTCAGACAACATTAGAAAATAAACAGAAAGTAAATGAAAGTATGCATAAGCACACAGCAGCAAAATTATTAGGTAAGCACCATGCTCT